TTGCTGATATATACATTAAGCCAGCAAGATCGATTAACTTCATCGGTCTTACTTTTGTTGCCACCAGAACTGGTGTTGCATTTAGTGAAGTAATCGGTAAATTCTAATTAAAAAGAGGTTAAACAACAATGGCAACTTACAATCAACTTAATCCACCCCCTTTAAGAAAGATTACTGATTTCAAAAGTAAGTTAACTGGTGGTGGCACCAGACCTAACCTCTTTGAAGTGGTTCTTTCTTTCCCAACTTCTGCTCCTACTGATACTAATACTTTAGATAAGGCAAGATTTTTAGTTAAAGCAGCAGCTTTACCCCCTTCACAAATTGGACCAATTAATGTTCCATTTCGTGGAAGAATTTTAAAAGTTGCCGGAGACAGAACATTTGAAACTTGGACTGTTACTGTCATTAACGATACTGACTTTGCAATTCGTTCGGCTCTGGAAGTTTGGATGAATTCAATTAATCGTCTTTCAGATAATACTGGTGTAACTGATCCAACTCTTTATCAAGCAGATGCTTTCGTTTATCAGTTAGATCGTGATGGATCTACTCTGAGAGCATATCACATGTATGATCTGTTCCCAACTTCAATTTCAGCAATTCCTCTTTCTTACGAAACTACAGATAACATTGAAGAATTCACTTGTGAGTTCCAAGTTCTCTGGTGGGAAGCTATTAAAGGTAATGGTCCTGCTGCAGGTGGCACTAACGTCAACTGATAAATAGGTAAAACAAGTCAATACTATAAAATGGCGGTAACGAAACTTTTTGGTTTTTCTATTGATGATGGTGAAGGTAGATTAAATTCCAAATCAGTTATTTCCCCCGTCCCCCCTAATAATGAGGACGGGGTTGATAACTTTATTGCTGGTGGATTTTATGGACAGTATCTTGATATTGAAGGTATCTATAGAACAGAGTTTGATCTGATCAAAAGATACCGTGAAATGGTATTGCATCCAGAATGTGATAATGCTGTTGAAGATGTTGTAAATGAGGCTATTGTAAGTGATCTTTATGATTCTCCAATTGAAATTGAATTATCAAACCTAAATGCAAGCGATAATTTAAAGAAAACTATAAGACAAGAATTTAAATATTTAAAAGAAATCATGGACTTTGATAAAAAAGCCCATGAAATTTTTAGAAATTGGTATACTGATGGAAGATTATATTACTTAAAAGTAATTGATGTTGATAGACCTCAAGATGGAATTATGGATCTGAGGTATATTGATCCCATGAAGATGCGATATATTCGGCAAGAAAAGCAACAAAAAAATAAAGAATTATTCAATTATTCTAAGGTGGGTGAAAATCAAAAGATTTTCCATCCAGAAATTGAAGAATTTTTCTTATACACACCAATTCCATCATATTCTGGCGGAATGATGGCTGGCGGTGGTAGTCAAAAATCAGTTAAAATTGCAAAAGATTCTGTTACTTATTGCACTTCAGGTCTTGTAGATAGAAATAAAGGAACTATTCTTTCATATCTTCATAAGGCAATCAAGGCACTTAATCAATTGAGAATGATTGAGGATTCTCTTGTTATTTACAGACTTTCTAGAGCACCTGAAAGAAGAATTTTTTATATTGATGTTGGTAATCTACCTAAAATCAAGGCAGAGCAATATTTAAAAGAAACGATGTCTCGTTATAGAAATAAACTTGTCTATGATGGAACAACTGGTGAAGTTCGTGATGATCGTAAGTTTATGAGTATGATGGAAGATTTCTGGCTTCCTCGTCGTGAAGGTGGTAGAGGAACTGAAATTACTACTCTTCCTGGTGGTCAGAATCTTGGAGAACTTCAAGATATTGAATATTTCCAAAAGAAACTTTATAGAGCACTCAATGTTCCCGAATCCAGAATTGCAAGCGATGGTGGATTTAACTTGGGTCGTTCATCAGAAATCTTAAGAGATGAACTTAAATTTACCAAGTTTGTCGGAAGATTAAGAAAAAGATTTGCAAATATGTTTACGGATATGCTCCGTACACAATTAATTCTTAAGAATATCGTAACGCCAGAAGATTGGACAGTCATGGCAGATCATATTCAATATGATTTCCTTTATGATAATCATTTTGCTGAACTGAAAGAATCTGAACTACTAACTAATAGATTGACTAATCTAGCACAAATTGAACCTTATATTGGAAAATTCTATTCCAATGAATTTGTAAGAAGGAAAGTTCTTCGCCAAACGGATACTGAAATTCTTGAAATTGATGATCAAATTAGAGATGAGATTGAAAAAGGTATCATTCCAAATCCTGCAACAATTGATCCAATTACTGGAGAACCATTACCCGCACAAGAAGTTGCAGCAACTGCAGATCAAAATCTTTTGGGCCAGGTTCCAGAAGAACCTGGAATTAGTGGGGCAGAAACCCAAGTTCCAGAGCCTAATAATCCACAGATATAAATAGTTTCTAGCACATATATAAATCTTATGGAAGAACTCATCGACTTGATTGCAACTGATTCCTCAGCATCTGATATTACAGATACTATTAAAGATCTTCTTTATGCTAAAGCAGCAGAAAGAATTGATGGAGCAAGACCTCATGTTGCTTCGGCAATGTTTGGTGACGAATAATAAAAGAGGTTAAAAATGTCTTATAAAATTGTTCAGTATGTAAACAAATTGAGCCCAACGGTTGGCACTGCTCTTACTACTCTTGGAATTACTTTAAAAAGTGGATATCTAAGGATTTCTACTGGTGCAACGGGTGCTTATGTAGATATTGGAGCAAATCCACTTGCTACAGCAAATACACTTCAAATTCCACCATCTAGTAGTGTAGTTTTGAAAGATAGAGTTGCAAGAACTGGAATTGTTGGAATTACTACTGGAAGTCCAACTGTAATTACTTTAGCATCAAACTATGGTAATCCATTTGTTGTTGGTGATTATGTAACTATTGAAAATGGATTTCCTTCTGGAATAAACACATCACATAACCAAGTTACGGCAACTACAGATTCTTCACTTACAATTAGTTTTGACAGTACTTCTGTAACTGGTATAGCACTTACAAATACATCTGTTGCTAGAAGTACTAAAATTTCTGCTATTGGACAAAATGCTAGTGCTGATGTAAGCATTGTAGAAATTCAAATCGCATCTAACGCATAAAAATGAAACTAATCACAGAAGAAGTTCAAAAGGTTAAATTCATCGTAGAGGGATCAGGTTCCGCTAAAAAGATGTATATTGAAGGAGTTTTTCTTCAAGGAAACATCAAAAATCGTAATGGAAGAATGTATCCTGTTGATGTTCTTCATCGTGAAGTTCAAAGATATAATGAAAACTTTATTCAAAAAGGTCGTGCCCTTGGTGAACTTGGACATCCAGATGGACCAACCGTAAATCTGGATAGAGTTTCCCATAAGATTACTTCTCTTGTTCGTGAAGGAAATAATTTTAAAGGAAAAGCACAACTCCTTGAAACTCCAATGGGCAAAATTGCTAAGGCTTTAATTGATGATGGAGTTTGCTTAGGTGTTTCTTCTCGTGGTGTTGGATCACTTCAAATGACTAATGAAGGTCATAAGATTGTTGGTCCTGACTTTATGTTAGCTACTGCTGCTGATATTGTTGCAGATCCTTCTGCCCCTGATGCTTTTGTTCAGGGAATTATGGAAGGTAAGGAGTGGATTTGGGATGGTGGAATTCTTCGTGAGCAAGCTGCCCAAAAAGCTCAAAGAAGAATTAATACTCTAGTCGATCAAAGAAGACTAGAGGAACATAAGATTAAATTATTTAATGATTTTATTTCAAATCTATAAATTATAAATAAATATAGATTAAATACAAAAAGATCTAAAAATGTCCGTTGGTAGAAATTTACAAGAAATGGAAAACGTAGTCACTAAAAATGCTCAATCTGGCGAACCAATGCACAAGTTGTCTACTGGAATTGCTCCAGGGCAAACTGGTAGTTGGGAAGATCTTGGAGGACCTACTCCAGAGAACTATACAAATGAACCTAATGGTTCCGCAAAGTTGAGAGTTCCTGGCGGATCTCTTAAGCAAGTAAGCGATGCTATTACTAATAGAAAAGGCAAAGCTGCTGCTATGGGAATGGGTCATCTTGCTCCTGGTGCTGTTAAGCAAGCAGAAGATTTTGAATATGAAGACGATTTGATTGAAAGAAAAGAAGAGGAAGAAGAGGAAGAAGAGGAGGAAGAAGAGGAAGGCGGAAAGAAGCCTTCTTTCAAAAAAGCTAAAAAAGTAGCAGAGGCTAAAGAAGAAGAGGAAGAAGAAGAGGAAGGCGGTAAGAAGCCTTCTCGTAAAAAAGCTAAAAAGGAAGAAGAAGAGGAAGAAGAAGAGGAAATGGAAGAGTCTTTTGATATTGAAGAAGACGTAACCGCTCTTCTTGCTGGTGAAGATCTTTCCGAAGATTTCCAAATCAAGGCAAAGACAATTTTTGAAGCTGCAATCAGAAGCAAAGTTGTTTCAATCAAAGAGCAGCTCCAGTCAGTTTATGAAGAAAGACTTGTAGAAGAACTGCAAGAAGTAAAAGCAGAACTCACTGAAAGAGTTGATGCTTACCTTGAGTACGTTGCCGATGAGTGGGTATCTGAAAATGCCCTCGCCATCGAAAGCGGACTCAAGACTGAAATGACCGAATCATTCCTTCTTGGAATGAAGGGTCTTTTTGAAGATCATTATGTATCCATCCCTGAAGAGAGATATGATGTAGTCGAGAGT